GAATCAGATGATACCTATCAACGCTTTGTGGCCTATCCACCAGAGAACGCAATCGTACAAAAGATTAATTGGTCAGACAATCCCTGGTTTCCCGAAACATTAAAGCTAGAGAAAGATGCGTTAAAGGCCAGAGATATAGAAGCGTATAACACAGTTTGGGAAGGCGTATGCCGAATGACTGTTGATGGTGCTATCTTTGCTAAAGAGATGCAAGCTGCTGAAGGAACAGGCAGGATAACTAACGTGCCGTATGATGCAAGCAAGCCTGTACACGCTGTGTTTGATTTGGGTTGGGCCGATATGACTGCAATCTGGTTTGTGCAGTTTATTGGAATGGAAACACGGCTAATCAATTATATGCAAGATAGTCAAAAGACGATTACGCACTATCTATCAGAAATGCAAAAACTAGGCTATATTTATGATACACTACATCTACCACACGATGCCGAAAGTAAAACTATTGGCTCTAATGGTAGAAGTATTGAAGAGATTGTACGAAATGCTGGATATAAAACTAATGTATTGCCGAGAGTTCCTGTTGCAGATTCTATTAACGCTGCACGAACAATCTTTACTAGCTGTTACTTTGACAGAACAAATTGTGAGGAAGGATTACAATGTCTTCGGCATTATCGCTATGATGTTGACCCAGACACTAAAATGTTCAGCCGTGTTCCACTACATGACATTTATTCTCATGGTGCGGATGCTTTTCGTTACATTGGGCTGATGATACAAGATACAAAAGAACGCAAGAAACCAAGACCACAAAATAATTATGGCGTAAGCTGGATGGGCTAACAATGGCTAAAAAGACAACAATATCTAATGACTACGACAAACGCATTGAGGACGCTAAACAGTTCCTCAAGTTTGCTAATGATGCTGACTCAAACAATCGTAGCGAGGCCCTAGAAGACTTAAAGTTTGCTGCTGGGGATCAATGGCCAGTAGAGATTCAAAACTCACGCACGTTAGAAGCCAGGCCATGTCTTACCATCAATAAAGTTGATGCCTACTGTAGACAGATAGCNAATCAACAACGCCAACAACGCCCTCGCATGAAAGCGCATGGCATGAACACGGAAGCCGATGCTCACATGGCTGATGTTATCTCTGGAATATTTAGACACATTGAGGTGCAATCTGATGCCGATGCTGCTTATGATACCGCTTTTGATTTTGCTGTTCGTATGGGTTGGGGTTTTTTCCGCATTACTACTGACTATCGTAACGATGACTCGTTTGATCAAGANATTTATATTAAGCCAGTTGATAATCCGTTTACAGTTTATTTTGACCCAAATTCAACGATGCCAGATGGCTCTGATGCGGAAAAGGTCTTAATCACTACAGTAATGAGCAAAGAAGCGTTCCGTAAACAATATCCAAACGCTGATGACGGCACAGGATTTGTGCAACGTGGCACAGGTGACACAAACGCAGAGTGGGTGATGAAAGAAGATATCCGCATCGCTGAATACTTTTATGTAGAACGTGAAACAGCGACACTTGTCATGTTGTCTGATGGCACAACAGCTTATCAAGACGAAATCACAGACGAAATTAAACTAGCAATGGAAAAGCAAGGCATCACTATTGCTGACAAACGGCCATCAATTCGCAAGGTGGTGAAATGGGTTAAATTGACAGGCATTGAGATATTGGAAGAGTCAGTATGGGCTGGTAAATATATTCCAATTATTCCTGTATATGGTCAGATGCTAACTGTAGAGAACAAGCGTAAGAAGTTTGGCCTGGTGCGTATGGCTAAAGATCCACAACGTATGTATAACTTTTGGACAACTTCTATCACGGAATCAGTTGCTCTCGCACCTAAAGCTAAATGGTTGCTTGCTGAAGGCCAAGATGAAGGCCATGAAAATGAATGGGCAATGGCTAACATCAAATCAATGCCAGTTCTACGTTACAAACAGACAGACATTGATGGCAGGCCAGCACCAGCACCAACACGCTTACAACCAGAGCCACCACCGACAGGTATTATGGCTGCTGCTGCTGGCATTACCGCAGACTTGCAACAAGTGGTAGGTATTTTTGATCCTAGTCAATTACCTACAGGCAACATCTCTGGTAAAGCATTACAAGGTCAGCAACAACAAGTTGACATGACTAACTTCCANTACTATGACAATTTNACTCGTTCAATTCGTCAATGTGGCCGTGTGATTCTTGATTTAATCCCAAAGATTTACGANAGAGAACGTGTGTTACGCATTATTGGTGATGATGGTAAGCCAGANCTATTGACTATTAATCGTTATGGCCCAGATGAAGATGGTGTGAACCGAGTATTAAATGATGTGACCATTGGTGAATATGATGTCGTGATGGAAACTGGCCCAGGCTATAACAGTAAACGTTCAGAAGCTGTTGATTCTATGATGGCTGTGATTGCTGCCGATCCAACATTGATGCCACAGATTGGTGACTTGGTATTCCGCAATATGGACTTCCCTGGTGCAGAAACAATAGCTGACCGATTGGCGGTAAACAATCCACTTGCACAAGTTGATGATAAGTCTAAAATACCACCACAAGTACAAATGCAACTTAAACAACAAGCTGCACAATTACAGCAAGCACAGCAAACTATACAACAATTGCAAGTCATTATTAAAGATCGTACTGATACAGAGCAAATCAAACAAGATGGTGCTAATAAGCGTGAGTTGATGAAACAAACTGCTAAAGCACATGAAATTGAGATGCGTGATGCAGAACGTAGGCACGATACAGAGTTGCGGACACATACCCAAGCAATGGATACTGTAGTTAAAACTGAAACGCAAAAAGAAATTGAACACATTAAAGGTCAATTTGCGTTATTATTAGCACAAATTAGCGATGCAGCAACTAGAGAAGCATCATCTGAAACAACTGAAAGGGCAATATAATGGCACTCGTAACAAGTAAAACTAAAGCAATGCACGACCAAGAACACATGGAAAAACGTGCTGGTAAACAAACTGTATCTGATACTAAATCATCTTATGATGAGCCAGACTATGACAAAATGAGTGATGATGCTAAAGAATTAGTGCTTCATGCTGACAATGACCAACATTTATACAAATCAAGCCATATACCTATTGTTAAAAACTTGCAAAAGAAAATGGCTAAAGGTCAATATGATCAAGAAAAGGCTCGTAAATTATGGGGTTATCATGCTGATCGTGCTGCACAATCTTATACTAAAGAAAATGGTTCAAAAAGTGATAAATGGCATGAAATGTTCCCTACATCTACTCGTAAAGAAGCTGCTCATCATTTTGAAAGTATGCACAGAGATGAAGTAGAAGAAAAAAATTAGTAATAAAACTAAACTATTAGTTTAGATTTGTTGATAAATTTAAACTATTGTGATATAAAGCAGTAAACCTACCAATGGGTTCATTGGGTAAAAATCTTGGGGAAATCCATGTCAGAGCAACAAGCAGCAAACGTATTAACTTCTGAAAATTCAGAAGAGTTTTATAGTAATAGATTAGGTCTAGCTGATGAAGCACCAGTTGAGGCTGATCCTGTAGAGGAAACTCCAGAGTCAGAGCCGATTGAGGAAGCTGAAGAACAGAGTGGACAAGAATCTGAAGAAATTAAAGCAACAGAAGAAAAGAAACCAAACCCAAAGTTAGAGAAGCGATTTAGTGAGCTTACCAAGCAACGTGAAGATGCGCGTAAAGAAGCGCAAAGAGAACGTGAGCAACGTGAGCAACTAGAAAGCAGACTAAAAGAGTTAGAGCAAAGGGCCAATCCAACTCCTGTTTATCAGGAAAACGAAAAGCCACAGCCACACCAATTTACAGATGCCTTTGAATATGCAGAGGCTTTGTCAGAATGGTCGGCAGAACAAGCTTTACTTAATAGAGATAAGCAAGAAGCTGAACGTAGAGCCAATCAGGATCGTCAAAAGATGCTAAATGAATGGCAGTCACGTTTGGATGCAGCAAAAACAGAGTTGCCAGATTATGAAGACATGGTGGCCAGCTCGGATGTGCAAGTAAGTGATGCCGTTCGTGATGCTATCCTGGAGTCAGATGTTGGGCCAAGAATTTTATATCACTTGGCAGAAAACCCAGATGTTGCTGAAAAACTTAATGCTGGATCTATGATTAGCGCACTCCGACAAATTGGTAAGTTGGAAGCACAGTTTGAGAAGAAAGAAGCTCCTGTCGCTGAATCTAAACCTTCTGTAGCTCGCAGTAAAGCACCAGCACCTATTAATCCTATTAAGGGATCATCTGGCGTTGTTGATGTGGGCGTGGACACTAATGGTGAATTTCATGGAACATATCAACAATGGAAAGAATCTCGTAAATCTGGAAAATTAAGATAGCTGGTTTTTAACTTAATTAAAGGAAAAAATCATGGCTAATAACTTGCTCACGATATCGAAAATTACTAATGAGGCCTTAATGGTCTTGGAAAATGAATTAACATTTACATCAGAAGTAGATCGTAACTACGATGACCAATTCGCTGTAGTTGGCGGTAAAATTGGTAACACAGTAAACGTTCGTAGACCAGGCCGTTTCATCGGTACAACTGGCCCACAACTTCAAGTTGAAGATTTCAACGAAACATCAGTACCAGTAACATTGTCAACACAGTTCCACGTTGACACACAATTCACTACACAAGATTTGGCATTGTCTTTAGATATGTTCTCTGATCGTGTATTGAAACCAGCAGTTGCTGCTATTGCCAATAAGATTGACCGAGATGGTTTATTGTTAGCTAAAAACTCTACAGCAAACATCGTAGGTACAGCAGGTACACCACCAACAGGTTTGATTACATATCTAACTGCTGGTGCTTATCTTGATTCTGAAGGCGCACCTCGTGATGGCCGTAGATCATGTACAGTTGAGCCATTTACATCAGCTACTATTGTTGACAGCTTAAAAGGTCTTTTTGTACCACAAGAAGCCATTGGCGAACAATATCGTAAAGGCTTGATGGGTCGTGACTCTGGCGGTATGAACTGGAAAATGGATCAAAACGTTGTTTCACACACGTTTGGTTCTTACTCTTCAGCAGTATTGTCATGCAACGTAACAACTGCAACTGGCTTCCTAACATCAGGTTGGGCGCAAAGTTCTAACATCACCATCGCTGCAACATCTGCTGCTTCAGCTTCATTGAATCAAGGTGATGTAATTACAATTGCTGGCGTTTATGCAGTCAACCCACAAAATCGTCAAACATATGGCTCTAACAAGTTGCGTAATTTTGTTGTTAACTCTGCTGTAACTATCGCTTCATCTGGTTCAGCTACTGTAAACGTTTCACCTGCTGTTATTACTGCTGGTCAATTCCAAAACGTTTCAGTAACATCATCTGGTTCACAATCTGTTACACCATTTAACAACACAGGTGTTGTATCACCACAAAACATCATCATGCACCGCAATGCGTTTACTCTAGCAGTAGCCGATCTTGAGTTGCCAGATGGCGTTCACTTTGCTGGTCGTGCTTCAGATAAGGAAATTGGTTTGTCAATGCGTGTAGTTCGTCAATACACAATTAACAACGATTCAATTCCTACTCGTCTTGATGTGTTATATGGTTGGGCCCCACTCTATCCAGAGTTGGCTTGTCGTGTAGCTGCATAGTAATGATGGGGAGATTAAGTTCTCCCCTATTTGATAACGGAAAAGGAAAATATTATGGCTAATCCAGGCCCAGCAAGTGTAACCTCATCCCATCCTTCCAATCTTGGTACTAACCAAGCATTGCGTTTGTTGGCGGTGTATCAAGGTGTAAACTTAAACGCTACAGGCGATACAGTTTTACCAATCATTAACTCATCAAGCTACTCTGTAAAAACAGTTGTAGTGACTAACGCTTCTATCAGCTTAACTTCTGCTGCTGCTGGTTTGTTTACAGCTCCATCAGCAGGTGGTACAGGTATTGTTGCTAACGCTGCATTGTCAGCTTTAACTGGCCCTACAGTTGTTTCAGAACGTACAGTAGCATCTACAGCAGTTCAAACTGGTCAGAACTTATATTTCAACGTAGGCACAGCGCAAGGTGCTGCTGCTACTGGTGATGTATATGTTTATGGCTATGATTTAACAGCACAATAAGATGTAAAAAAACGGAGAAAAAGCTATTCTTTTTAGGGTAGCTTTTTTTCTATTTAAGACTATAATTATAGAAATTCTTTGCAAAGGAAATCATCATGTCATCTACCACAATTACTCGTGGCAACGCTTTAGAAACATTTTACATTGCCCCATCAATAACACCAGCTTCAGTTGCCTCTTACACAACGGCAGTTCAAACATTTAACATTCCAGGCTTGAAAACAACCGACATTATTTTAGCTATTGGCGCACAAGGCGTTCAAGTTGCAGGCATTATTACTGCTGAATGTGATTGTTACAACGCTGGCGTATTGTCATTTCAATTTGCTAACACAACATCTGGTGCAGTAACTCCATACGCTGGTGTTTATGTATTCCAAATCGTTCGTTCAGAAGGCCCATTGCCTACAACGGCAGTATAAGGATTAAATCATGGCTAATACTTCAGTAATTCGCACAGCAGGTAAAACTTACGGGTTTTCAGTTACATCAACTTCATATGCTTCAACTTTAATTGACGATACAACTAATGATCAAGTAAATTTTGCCTCATTTTTAAACGTTGGATCAGGTGCTTGCCTAGTGCGATTTACTAATTATTCGCCATGTCCTGCTGCGGTTTGGGCTGCGGATGGTACAGCGCAAGAAGGTTTTGTATTGCCACCATTAATGGAAGTGCCAATTGTGATTGCAGTTCCTACAACACCATTTTACATGACTGCTGTGTGTCCATCAGGTTCAACAACTACTCTTTATGTAACCCCAGTAGCAGATCAAAGTTAAGGATTAAATTATGGCGGTTTATTATAATGCTGTAGCAAATAGTCAATCTACTTATACAACGCTTTTGTTGGGAAGTTTTGATGTAAATAATAATCTGATTAATTTAATTGGGCCAGGCGGTTATACTGTTTTGCCCACAACAAGAACATTAATTATAAATAACAATTCTGCAACACCTGCAATTAATACTGATAATTATAATTTTGTAGATATTACCAATCAAACTACGGCAATTACATCATTTACAACAAAATTAACTGGAACACCAATAGATGGTCAAAGATTATGGATTGCTATTACTGGTACAACTGCTATTTCTTTGACATGGGGAAGTGCTTTTGAGGCATCTACAGTAGCATTGCCAACAACAACAGTAACAACTGCAAGGCTTGATATTGGTTTTATATATAACGCTTCTACAAGCGCATGGCGTTGCGTGGCGGTGGCATAAGTGGCAATAAAAACAGTATTTATTACAACAACTGGATCAAGTACATTTACTGTTCCTAGTGACTTTGGATCATTAGTATCAATTGAAGCTATTGGCGGTGGTGGTGGTGGATCTAAATCTACATCCGCAGGAGGTTCTGGTGGTGGTGGATATGCAAAAATAACAAGCATACTTACTGATACTTTAACGCCAGGTGCAGTAATACCTGTTCAAGTTGGAGCTGGCGGTACTCTTGCAGGTATTGGTGAAGATACAGCATTTGGTACTGGAACTTTTGGTGTTTCTCCGACAGTTAATATAGTTGCTCGTGGTGGCGGTGTTGGATCTACAAATACAGGTGGACTTGGTGGTAGATATGATGGTGCAGGTAGTAACACAGGATTAACAGGATTTAATGGGGGAAATGGTGGAGCTGGGTCATCAAGCACTAAAGGTGGTGGTGGCGGTGCAGCAGGGCCTAGTGGTAATGGAGCAAATGGTGGTGCTGGATCAGCAGGTACGGTTAGCACATCAGGTCAAGGCGGTGGCGGTGGTGCAAATGGCGGTAGCGCAGGATCTAATGGAATAAACGCAGTAAGTGGCGGTCTTGGTGGTAATGGAGTTGGTGGTACAGGTGGCGGTGTTGGATCAACATCTGCTACTACTGCTATAGCTGGAACTGCAAACACAGGTTCTGGTGGCGGTGGTGGATATGGAACTGGATCTACATTTGGGCCAGGCGCATCTGGTGCTACAAGTATTGTTTGGACACAAACATCTGATGGAGCAACTGCTGGACCAGGTGGCGGTAATGGAGGTCAAGCAGCTACTTCAGCAGCCGCAGCCATTGCACCTAATTATGGTGGTGGCGCAGGTGCAGCAGGAACATCTACAACAGTAGGTGGAACTGGTGGTAATGGCATTATTATATTTACTTACAATGTTGCTACTGCAACTAACAGCAATTTTTTTATGATTTTTAATTAAAGGTTTAAAATGTCAACATATACTAATGGCGTAGCCAACACTAGCACAACCAATGTTGTTCCTGTACAAGGAACGTTTGATCAGAATAACAATTTGATTAATTTAGTAGGGCCAGGTGGAAAAACAGTTCCTGTGTCAACAATAGCATATGATTTTAATGGCAATCCAGTTGGAACAAATAATCCTACTTCATCTATACCAAAAATATTTCCTAAATATTACAGGCCAAAAATTGCAACATTTGGAAATAGCATAAATGGTTTAAATCAAGTAGACAATACTATTCCAGCATGGCAAGCTAGAGGCCATCTTACTTGGTTACAAGCATTATCTGGTTGTGCTTTTGATAGAGCTAGGTCTAATTTGTTTGATTGGGGCGCACAAGGTAATGTTGGTGGTAATGAAACTTTAGACCAATTTGGCGGTTATTCGTGGGGCGGGGCTTATCTGTCATTGGGAGCTACTTATAGTATGCTTAACCATTTACCACAAGCATTTCAAAAATTTATTGATATTCCAGATATTGTTTATTTATCAAACATGATTGAAAATGATATTTCTGGTGGAATTTCATATGCTTCATTAGTAAAAAACCTAACAATTCTTATTGAGTCTGTACAACAAGCATGGCCAAACGCTTTTATTATCCTTGCAACACCTAATCCTTCTACAAGTTATAATACTGGGGCAATGCACTCTGTGTTTTCTCAAATATCTGCATGGATTTTAGCGTTGCCTACAAGCAATCCAATGATTATTGCAGAAAATAATACATCTTTAATTTTAACTGGAACTACTGATCAACCTGTTCCTAGTTATATGTTTGATGGAATTATTCATCCAAATGAACGTGGTGCGTTAGTTAGAGCTAAAGCTGCATTAAAACAATTTAATTATTTATTTCCTAATCCTATAGATGTAAATAAACTTCCATACAATTCTAATACTGTTGCACAAGCGTTTCAAACAAATCCAGATTTTTCTAAAAAAGGTTCTCCTGGTCAAAATCTTAATGGTGTTACTTATACCAGTTATGATTGGTATGCAGACACAAATGTCAGCCCAACTGTTATAGATAATTCGGCTAATAATTTAGGAGTTAATCTTACATTAAGTGCTACTGGCTCGGTATATTCTAGTGCAGGGGTAAGCGCAACTTCAGATGCTCAAACAGTTACCTTAACCAATACAAATTTATATATGCAATATATGGCGGTAGCAAAAATTAGAGTTACAAACCCATCTAATTTGTTTGCTTTTACTTATACAGTTAGTTTTCAAGGTGGGACAACTGTAACTGCTTCAGCAGCTAATTTTTATGGTGGTGCTGGTAATTTGTATACCGCATTTCCACAGGGATTTAGCGACATATTACAAGTTGGAGATACCTTAACACTATCAACACCGCCAGTTGCCCCATCAAATACAAATTCTTATATTGCATATACACAACTAAAATTCATGACTACTAATGGTTTAACTACAAGCACTCCATCTAGTCAAAAGCCATCAATAGATATTATTGCTCAAAACGTAATGCAAGTGCCTGGATGTCAGCCGCAAGCAATTTTAATAACTTCCGCAAGTAGTTATACTAATAATACTGTTGGTGTACAACAAGTTTCAATTGTGGGCGGTGTTGCTAGTGCGTTGACATTAACTCGTGGTGGAATAAATGTATCATTGCCAACAACTAATGTTGTTGTTTTATTATCATCTGGCGATTCTATTACTCCAACTTATTCAGTAACTCCTGTATTTACAGTTATTCAAATTAGTTAATAGGTTAATATGACACAACCAATTGAGATTATATCAAGAGCATTAAAAGACATTGGTGCGTTGGCCTCTGGGGAAACTCCATCTCCAGATGAAGCGCAAGATGCTTTTGATATGCTTAATGATCTGATTGACCAATGGTCTAATGAGGACATGATGGTTTTCAATGTAACGGAAATCATCTTCCCTGTTATCCCTGGTCAAATTCAATATACGATTGGCCCTAATCCATCTACACCAAACTTTGTGGGCGCATCATTTAACGCATCAATTACAGGTAGCGTTTTAACTGTGTCAGGCATTACATCAGGTGCAGTAGCTGTAGGCCAAACATTAAGTGGATCAGGCATTATTGATGGTACTAAAATTGTTCAAACATTAACAGGTGCTGGCGGTAACGTAAATGAGCAAGGTACATATCTATTAAACATTAATTACAATACTCCAGTTGCAGATCAACTTTTAACTGCTTACTATCAAAAACCATTAGGAATTGATTCAGCTTATGTTCGTATTAATACTAACTCTAACGGCACTCCTATTGCTAATGGTGGATTGGATTATCAAATAGCTTGTATTGCGTTAGATGACTATAACAAAATTGGTTTAAAGACATTAAATGGCCCCTGGCCTAAAGCGTTATATTTTAATCCTAATGAAGAGTCTGGTAACTTGTTCTTATGGCCTAATCCATCACAGGGTGAAGTTCATATGTTCGCACAAACCATTTTTAGACGATACGATTCAATTAACGACACAGTCATCTTACCGCAAGGCTATTCTATGGCACTACGCTGGTGTCTAGCCGAACGATTAATGCCAATGTATGGTAAGTCATCGGCCACACAAATTCAAATGATTAACGCTTACGCATCGCAAGCTAAAGCAACTCTTAAACGCACCAACATGAAACCAATGCAAACCGCTAGTTTTAGTGATGCTATGTTAAGTGGCAGACAAAAAGATGCTGGTTGGATTTTAAGTGGTGGTTTCTTTAGATAAGGGCAATATATGGCATCTAAAGATAAAAGCAAAATTGCAACCGAATGGCGCAAAAATAATCCAGAAAAAGCAAAGATTATTCAAGAAAAATATCGTTCTTCAGAAAAATATGTTTTGACTTATGCAAATAGTCATTTAAAAAGAAAATATGGAATAACTTACGAAGATTATCTTTCAATGTATGAATTGCAAAATAAATCATGCAAAATATGTGGAAGGTCTGAATTAAGAAGAAATTATCAAGAAAAAAGAGAACAACTATTGCCTTTGTTTGTTGACCATTGTCATAAAACTGGAAAAGTTCGCGGTTTGTTATGTTCTAAATGTAATACTGGAATTGGTATGTTTGAAGATAGTATTGAAAACTTAACCTCTGCCATTTCTTATTTGAAGGAGAATTATTTTGGCTAGTACGACATTTGTTGATAATAGTAGTGTTATTTATGCTTCATGGCTAAATAACGTAAATGAAGCTGTTTACAATGGTAACTTTCAAGCAACTACAATTACACCAACAAACATTGTGTGTAATGGTTCAGTATCAGGAACAGGATTTAGTGGTTTAGTTAATAATACTTTAACTTCGCCAGGTGCAATTGGTAACGGAACGCCTAATACTGGTGCGTTTACTACTTTAACACTTACAAACGCTTTAGGCGTTTCTTATGGCGGTACAGGAACGACAACTTCTACTGGGTCAGGTGCAACTGTTCGTGCAACAAGTCCTACGCTTGCGACTCCTACTTTAACCTCTCCTACAATTAGTGGGGCAGTAGTAAGTTCTATGGCTTCTAGTGTTCTAACAAGTGGTACAGTGCAAAATAGTACAAGTGGTACAAGTATAGACTTTACAGGTATCCCTGCTTGGGCTAAACGTATTACTGTAATGTTAAATGGGGTTAGTACAAATGGAACTTCGGTGGTTCAAGTTCAATTAGGGTCAGGCTCTCCCACAACTACTGGGTATTTAACAGGGGCAACCTTGATTACAGGAACTTCTGCCAATTCTGCATCTTATACATCAGGATTTGGCACTTATTCTAATGCCGCAACAGACACAAGAATAGGACACATGATAATTACAAATATTTCTGGAAATATTTGGATTTGCTCTGGAATTATAAATATATCTGGTTCAACAAATACCATTCAGCTTTCTGGAAATGTTACTTTATCAGGCACACTAGACCGTGTTCGCATCACCACAGTCAACGGCACAGATACCTTTGATGCTGGTTCAATTAACATTATGTACGAATAGGAACGCATTATGAAAGTCTACGAAAGTTTTAACCATTGGTACGACAAGATACTTAACTCATGGCCTTTCTTAATTGATAGCGAGAGTGTTCATACTACAGCTATTGCATGGTTATTTACTGAACAAGGTAAATGGAACTTTATGCCACGTTTAGTCAAAGAAAACTGGCAGTATGTCAATGCAATTTTCTCTGTACGTTTTGGCTTTCCCTTTGCTTGCTTTGTGCAGATTCGCTGGAGTCAAACACGTTTAGTACAGTTTGGTGCAGGGTGGAAACAGTCTGGCCGTATTGCTGTGCATTTACGTTTTCAAACAGACGCAAGTGCTGCTGCTGGCTATCATGTAGGGATGCCTAATAATGGGCAAGCTCAAGGCTTTGAATTTGGCGGTCACTAAATGGCAGACTTTGGTTTTGTGGGGCCAAGCTATGAAGCACCATCTGGATATCAAGATTCTCAAGAATGTATTAACTTTCGCCCAGAAATTGATCCATTAAAACAACCAGGTCAGCGTGGTGTAGTTTCACTATATCCAACGCCTGGACTTACTACACAAATCGTATTTCAGAACAAAGATGAAGTGCGTGGCATGAGAACTTTGTCAGGCAATAACTATATGGTTGCTGTCGTTGGTTCTTATGTATATGTCATGAACTCTACTTTTGTTCCTACAATGGTGGGTCAATTAAACACTAGTACAGGTCGTGTAGGTATTATTGATAATGGTCTAAACGTTTATATTGTTGATGGTCAATATCGTTACACATGGCGCATCTCTAATCCAGCTTCTGCGGTATTTGTTGGATCAATTGGGCCATCAAACACAACGTTGACAGTTAGAGAAATTAAGAGTGGTACAATTTCTCCAGATCAATCATTGTTTGGTGTTGGATTAGTTGCTGAAACTGTTATTATTAATCAAACAAGTGGAACAACAGGAGGAGCTGGGACATATACAATTAATATTTCACAGTCTGAAGGCTTTGAAATTATGAATTCTGCTAGTGTTGCAGCAAAATTTACAGGTTCAATTAGTGGTAATATTTTAACAGTTTCTACTACTCCAACTGGAACAATATATCCAGGACAAACAATTCAAGGTGCAGGTGTAACTGCAGGAACGATTGTTACATCATTGGGTAGTGGAACAGTATTAAGCCAAGTTATTGCTACAGCAGGTACAAATTACGCAGTCAATGATACTGTTACTGTACTAGGTGGTATTTATGGAACAACACCTGCTACTTACACAGTTTCAAGCATAGGCGGTAGTGGGGCGGTAACTGGATTAACATTAACCAATGCTGGTGCATATACATCAAATCCAGCAAACCCAGCATCAACATCATCAAGTGGCAACGGCACAGGATTAACCTTAACTTTAACATTTGGTTCAGGAGCTGGTGGTACAGGTAATTATGTATTAAATAATACGCAGATTGTTAGTTCTGAAACACTATATGCGCTAAATTTTAGTGTGCTACCCACAACAGATGGTGCTTTTAGTGGTGCTACATCAGTAGATATTATAGACAACTATTTTGTTTACAATAAACCAGACACGCAACAATGGGGCGCATCTAATCCGCTTTCACCCATTAGTCAGGGATTAAGTTTTTCATCTAAAGATGGCGCACCAGATAATTTAGTGGCTTTAATTGTAGATCATCGTGAAGTATATTTATTAGGTGAAGCATCTTCTGAAGTGTGGACTGATGTAGGAACTTATCCGTTTGCGTTCCAACGTATTCCTGGCACATCTACACAACATGGGATTGCAGCAAAGTCATCTGTTTACAGATTAGGTAATTCGTTTGCTTATTTATCACGAAACAATCGTGGCCAAGCAATGATTATGCAGATGAACGGATACACACCTACTAGAATATCTAATCATGCCGTAGAACAAACTTTAGTTAATCAATATGTAGACGATGCTTTGGCATGGACATATCAATTAGAAGGTCATGAATGTTATGTCATTACGTTTCCTACATTAGATTTAACGTGGGTATATGATGCAACCACAACCATGTGGCATAAGTGGTTGTCTGTAGATAATATGAATGTGTTTCATCGTCATCGTGGCAACTGCTGTGCAGTATTTAATGGTGAAGTTTTAGTGGGGGATTATGAAAACGGAATTATTTATTTACTAGACCCTAATAACTATACAGACAATGGTAACGAAATTCGCAGAGTAAGGCGCGCGCCACATATTGTGACTGACTTACAAAGACAATATTTACAAGAGTTACAAATTCAATTTCAACCAGGTGTTGGTTTAAATGGCTATTCAAGAAGTCAATATTCACCAACCAATGGCGTAGCTGGTGTGGGTATTGCAGGTTTAGCAATTGCTGGATCAAGTGAAATTTTAACAGTAGGTGCTGATCCACAGGCCATGTTACGTTGGTCAGATGATGGTGGTTCTACATGGTCAAATGAACATTGGGCTTCTATTGGTCAGATTGGTAAATACAAGAATCGTGCAATTTGGCGAAGATTAGGTTGGGCCAGAGATCGTGTTTTTGAAGTAGTGATTACTGATCCAGTAAAAGCAGTTATAATATCAGCTAACTTAAAGGCTGAAGAGGGCGAATCATAATGTCAGGCGGTCTATATGGTGTTAATCAGACTAATCCATATCCACAGACAGAGTTTTTGGATGGACAAACTAAACGGCCCACAAGAGCATGGCAACAGTTCTTTCTTAATTTATTGAACTTTACTAGCTCTGCAACTGCAACTACAGGAACTGCTACGCTACCTACAAAGCCCGTAGGCTTCATAAATATTACTGTGAATGGTAAACCATACAAGGTGGCTTATTATAATGTCTAATGAACAATTGTTTAAAGAATTAGAAGGAACTTTTGCTATTGATCCTAATGTAATTCATCATTTTTCTGATGGGTTATATGCAAAACAAATGACAATACCAAAAGGATTTATGGCTGGTAAACACTTACATGATTATAGTCATTTAAGTATTTTGGCCAAAGGTAAAGTAATTGTAAGAACTGATGATGGTGAAGTTGAATATGTAGCTCCTGCGTGTATTGAGATAAAATCTAATACTTATCACACGATAGAGGCTTTAGAAGATTGTTCTTGGTTCTGTATTCATGCAACTGATGAAACTGATGCTGATAGCGTTGATGAAGTATTGATTTGTAGGAAGGATTAATTATGTTAGGTTGGGTTGCTGCTGCCACAATAGGTAGTTCATTAATAGGAGCTGATGCTGCATCTAGTGCTGCTGATGCACAATCACAAGCTGCTGCAAACGCACAAGCTCAACAGCTTGCAATGTTTAATACGCAAAATAATCAATTAGCACCTCAACGTGCTGTTGGATATTCTGGGTTAAATGCAATTAACTCTATGCTTCCAGGAACATCACAAACTTATGATGCTCAAGGAAACCCAACAGGAACTCAAACAGGTAGCGGTTATTTAACAAAACAGTTTGATACATACAAACCATTTACTAATGCCGATTTAAACGCCAATTTAGCACCTAATTACGCATTTCAATTGGGTCAGGGTCAACAAGCACTTAACGCACAAAACAATGCAACTGGTGGATTAGTTGGTGGTAACTCATTAAAATCAATGCAAGATTACAGCCAAAACTTTGCTGGCAATGCGTATCAAAATGCTTTAAATAATTATATGTCGCAACAACAAACTACGTTTAATCAAAATCAAGCTCAACGTGGAAACATTTATAATACTTTGGCAGGAATTGCTGGTTTAGGACAAGCTGCACAACAAACAACAGCAGGTCTTGCAAGCAATACAACTAATGCAATGGGTCAACTGGGTGTTGGATCAGCTAATGCTCAAGCAGCAGGTACAATTGGATCAGCCAATGCTATTGGTGGCGGTATTCAAAATTTAGGAAATATGAATTATTTAAACAATATAATGAATAGCGGTGCAAATTCTGCTGGGAGTCTTTATAGCAACCCCAGTATGAGTTATGGTTCTAGTTCAAATCCAGGCACTAGTGGTGTAAGCGCATTTACGGCAGCATAGGATAAATCATGGCAGACTTTAATGTATCAGATGTAGCATCAAAAATTAATCCACCACAACAAATCTCTATTGGCGATATGTTGAACATTGCTCGTGGCGCACAAGCATACAAACAAGCACAGGAAATTAATCCACTTGCAGTTCAAGAAGCACAACAAAATGTAAAACGTTCAACTGCTGAAGCTAATGTTGCTGAACAAACTCAAGAATCAAGAATATCTGCTTCACAATCTGCTGCTGGTAGTGCTTTATCAAAATTAAGCAATGATCAATTAGAAACAATTCATAAACACGTTGATTCAGTTATTCATAATTCAGCAGATTTATTACAAAAAGATGATTTAACTACTGATGATATAGTTAAAAGATTTACTGATTTAAACAAAACTTTTAATGGAAATGATCAAAGTTTACAAATTGCATTAACTGGGCTTCCAATTGAAAAAAATGGAAAAAAACCAACTGTTACACAAAATAAAGCATTTATTGCACAAATGATGGCCAAAACATTAGATTCAAAATCTGCACTAGAAGCCGTATTGCCATCACCAGAAAAAGTTACTACTGGCGCACAAACAAAATTTATTCAACATGGAAACCCATTACTTACAGGACAACAACCTGGAACAGAAGTTGGACAAGCAATACAAAACGAACCAAGCGTAACAACACAATATGTTTCAAACGAAAAAAGTGATCCAGAGTTGCCAGTTGGAACACCATTTATTAAACTTGCAAATGGAGAAAAGCGTGTTACAGGACAATCTCCATTAAATGTAGCACAACAAGGCGAGGTTGCTCATGACATGGCTGTTGTTAATCAATTAGCACAAAACGCACAAATCAGAATTGGTTTGTATCAAGGATTGAAAGATTTGTCAAAAACTGCTCTTGTTGGCCCTGCTGCTGATAAAAGAACGCTTGCAATTAAAATTGGTGCATTGTTTGGGCTTAACCTTGATTCAAAAACAATTGGCTCTATGAATGATACTGATTTGTTTCAAAAAGAAGCCGCAATGTTAGGTCAATTACCTGGTGGTACAGATGCTGCAAATCTTGTAAACCAAATGTCACAACCTAATTTTAAAATGATGCCAGAAGCTATTAGAGAAGCTGCTGATTTAGGAATTGCTAAAGAAAAACTTAACTTACTTGGTCAAAAAATTAAATCTCAATATGCCACAGATCCTAATAGTTATTATAGTGCTATGAAAAACTTTAATGATATATCTGATCCTAGAGCATATAACTTTATTGAATTAGCTAAACCAGAACAAAAAAGAATATTTAATAGTTTGTCTTTAGATGCTAAAAGCAATGTTTTGCCAAAAGGAAAAGATGGATTTACTAATCCACAAAGAGAATTTATGGCAAAAACAAATAAAATTGTTGCTTTGCGTAATAAATACGAACAATAGGATAAATTATGGCTATTGAAGTTGATTGGGGAAGTTTAGGGGATTCTAGCATTGTGCAAACGCCATCTGGCGCACAAGTTAATGCGCCTGTTGTTTCTGTATCATCTGCCAATGAATTTAAAAAAACAGATCCTGCTTTATCATCTGCATTTCAAAAAGCGGATGAGGCTTGGTTTGAAAAAACAGGACAACATATTCCTGTTACTAGTGCATCAAGAAGCAGAGAAAAACAAAAAGAAATATTTAACAGATTTAAAAAGGGTGAAAAAGGCATTTATATGCCTGTTAATCCAGATGATTATCCAGAAAAAGAAATGTTTCATACGGATGCTTTAGACATTCCAGAAAACATTCCAGAGTCATTTCTTAATCAATTTGGGATTCATAGGCCATTAGGAAAAGCTGATCCTGTTCATGCTAAATTAATGCCTAGTACAAAAATAGACCAAAATGAACAAACTAATCAAACCAATGAAAAATATGGTATTGATTGGAACTCTTTATCTGGGGGTAATACAGATAATACTAATACTGAAACTGAATCACCAGTAGGTCGTGGATTTGTTCCTAAAGGCGCACTTGAATCATTTTTTTCTGGTGCAAAAACTGGAGGTATGCAAAGTTTGGTTGGTATTCCACAAATGGCATCTAATGCTGTTTTAGGTACATCAGCACCAAGTTCAAAATTTTTAAATGAAACAGCAACAACATTAGAAAAAGAAAACGAACCTTATTCAAAATCACATCCAGGATATAATATTGCAGGTGAAATTGTTGGCGCAACACCATCAGCATTAATGCCAATTGGTGAAATTAAAGCAGGTAATGGCATATTAAAAAATGTTTATCAATCTGCAAAAGGTGGTGCTACTGCTGGAACTATGCAAGGTGTTCCAGATGTTGAAAATAATGTTGATTACTGGACTAAAAAAGCAATACAAGCTGGTTTAGGCGCAACTCTTGGGCCAGTTGGATATGGTGCTGGCAAACTTGTTGGTAAGGTTGTTGGTACTGGATATGATCTTGGAACAAAAGCTGGAAATTTTATAAAAAAACAATTTGCTGAAAAAGGTGGAAATGTTGCTGCAACAGTTGATCCAGCCGTAGAAGCTGCTATAACAACAGGAATGTCTGATGAAACTCAAGCGGCTATTGCTAGTGCATCACCACAATTAAAACAAAGAATTATAGAAGATGTTAAAGCTGGAAAAGTAATAGATGAAAATGCAGCTGCGCTTCATTCTAAAGATTCAACGTTAAATCATTCTTTATCACTTACTGATGCTCAAGCAAAACGTGATCCATACATGGTTTCTGAAGAAAGAGAAAATAAATCAAATAATAATTTTAATGATCATCAAAATAAACAAAACCAACAAGCACTTAAAAATCTTGATTCGTTTATTCATGATTTTACTCCAGATGTTCAAGATTCTGGTCACTTTTCAACAGGTGAAGAACAAATTAAAGCACTAACTGCTAAAGCAGATGGATTAAAACAAACAATTACTGAAGCCTATCAAAAAGTAAAAGATTTAAATGGTGGCAATTTTCCAATTGATGTTTATCATTTAAATTCAAACATTAAAACTGCATTGCAATCTGAAACGGGTAGATTAAAAGCATACGAAAAAGATACTGGAATATTGGGAGATATTAAATCTGATATTGATGATGCAATTAAAAACAATCATATGACATTTGAAACATATGAAACATTGCGTTCCGATTTGGCTGCTATTATGCGATCAAATGAAAATTCTCGTGTTAAAGGCGCAGCTAAAATTATTAGAAATGAACTTGAAAATTTACCAATGGGAAATTCAACGGCTGAAATAAAATATGCTGCTGACAAAGCTAGATCTTTAGCTAAATATGAAAAAGACATGGAAGAAAAAACTATTGGTAGTGGAAGCAATGAAAGGCCTAATCCTTTATATAATAAAATATATGATGATTTTAAAAGTGGTAAATTAAAACCAGATAGTTTTAATTCTACTTACATTATTAATGCTTCAAATCAAGATTTAAAAAATTATATTAATTTAATTCATGATGATCCAGTTGCAATGCAACATTTAAAAGCTGGTGTATTAAATCAATTAAAAACTGAATCAACTAGTGCAAAAGGTGATTTTTTAGTCAATCAATACAATGGATTGTTAAGAAAATTAGAATCTAATAAAAAATTAGAAATGATATTTACACCAGAAGAAATTATTAAAATGAAAAATTTTGGTGATGTTGCAGATGCTGCATTTAATTTACCAGTTGGTCATCATGTTAGATCGGTAAGAGCTGCACCGCCAACACAAACTGAAAATGCACTTGGTAGTTTAGCTGCTGCAAGTATTGATGCTTCAACTGGATTGCCAATTGCATCTGTAACTAGACACGCCTCTAGGGTTGCAGAAGATAGTGCTGCTAAAGCACAGGAAATTATAAATACTAACAAAAAATATGAGCAGTTTGCTGGGATGAATGAAGAAACTCCAAGAAGTAAATTTGTAAAACAAACGCTTCCTAGAAAATTAGAAAAGATGGGCGCATATGGTGTTAGTGGTGGGGCAACTAAACCAGTTGCAACAAATATTATTGATTTATTATCAGCAGGTAAGGAACAAAAATGAGTGTACTTCTCTCCCCAATCGGCAATGGAATAAACTTTCTAACAACCACAGGACAACCTTTAGCTGGTGGTAAGTTAAATACTTATCAAGCAGGATCTAGCACACCACTTGCTACTTATACTGATGTAAACGGATTAATCCCTAATACCAACCCTGTAATATTGGGAACGGATGGTCGCTTACCAAGTGAGTTGTGGTTGACACAAGGGTATAGTTACAAGTTTACTTTAACAGATTCAGCTAATAACTTAATTGCTACTTATGACAACTTGTATGGCATCTTGGCAACGTCTACTGCTGCTACATCACCATTTTCAAGTGGAATGATTTTAATTTGGTCAGGTTCAATTGGTCAAATTAGTTCAATTGCTGGTGGATGGGTATTGTGTGATGGTTCAAATGGTACACCAGATTTGCGTGATCGTTTTGTTATAGGTGCAGGTAATGCTTATTCCGTAGCACAAACAGGTGGTAGTGCAAATGCTGTTGTTGTAACGCATACGCATAGCGCAACTTCTACTTCAACATCTACTTCAGTAGTAACCGATCCTGGACATACTCATAATACTGGCGTAAATAACAGCACAGGTTCTACATTTAAAAATGGTTTGTATGGTGCAAGTCTATCTGGTGTCACTACAGTTGATACAGCATTTACTGGAATTTCAGTTGCCACATCAACATCAACAGCAACAACAACAGCAGCTCCATCAGGTTCTGTTAGTGGTACTAACGCTAACTTACCACCTTACTATGCACTTTGTTACATTATGAAGACTTAATCATGGACAACCAATCACTTCTTAATTTATTCTTTGGCTCTTGCCTAACTGTTGTAGGATGGTTTGCAAGAGAACTATGGGCAGCAGTCAAAGAATTAAAATCTGACTTGTCTAAACTGCGTGAAGACTTACCAAGACAATATGTAGTTAAAGACGATTATCGGGATGACATTCGTGATATTAAAGATATGCTTAATAAGTTGTTTGATAAACTAAACGACAAAGCGGATAAATAATGACATTTTTTAAAAACCTTTTTACAGAGCCTAATAATGAAACATGGTGTTTGGTCAAAGTGCTTATTGGTATGGGAGCTGTTACGTTTCTATGGCTTTCTTTCATACACGTTTTTAATAATCACGCTTTTGACCCTCAATCTTTTGGCGTGGGATTTGGGGCCTTGTTAGCTGGTGGCGGTGGTGCTGCCATGATGAAAAAAGACACGCCTAAATGATATTCGCAATGTATTGGAAACAAATAGTTGTTGGACTGTCTTTATTATTGTCTATCGGTTTAATCTATCACAAAGGTTATACAGAGGGCAAAGCAAGTATTCAAGCTAAATGGGATCAACAAAAGATAGTAGATGCTCAAGCAGTTGCAATTGCTGATAATAAAACGGCAACGATTGTCACTCAATCAAACAAACAAACAGGACTAGCTAATGAACAATTCATTCACATTATTGATTCAGCAAAAGATTATTATACCACTCATTTTGTGCCTGGCGTTCATTATGCTACCGAGTTGCTCAACGCAACCACAAAAACCAGTAGTGGCAAAATGTCCATCGTTTCCGATCCTACCAGACAGTCTGACGAAAAAACCGCCAACACAATATCTCGTGCCGACTACGATTCGTTAGCAGATCAATGTTTGGCCACCACGATTCAATTAGACAACGCCCAAGACTGGGCCAAAGAACAAGTAAAGATTTATGATACTGAACAATAACCAAGCAGCTTTTTTACAGATGATCGCAGTATCAGAGTTAGGCCATGCGTTAATTGACGTTTCTGATGGTGGATTTAACGTGATAGTGGGGTCTACAGCGCACAAACCAATCTTGTTTGATAGTTATGCTGACCATCCTAGAAAACTTGTTCATTTAACCCCTACATTAGCTTCTACCGCAGCAGGTAAGTTTCAATTGTTGGCCCGATACTTTGATGCTTACAAAAAAAGTTTGAATTTACCAGACTTTAGTCCAGATTCTCAAGAAAGAATTGCATTGCAACAGATTAAAGAGAAGGGCGCATTGCCAGACATTAATGTTGGTAACTTTGATTCTGCTGTAGATAAATGTTGTTCTATCTGGGCATCGCTTCCAGGCTCTAAATATGGTCAACATACAAACAAGTTGGATGATTTAAGAGAAGTTTATTTAAACGCTGGCGGTACGTTAGCTTAACAAGGAAAATATCATGGCCACAAATTTTAAAATCAAAGCAGAAAAACCATCAATTCGTGATGAAAAGCAAGACTACGAAATGGTGCGTGAATGGAAGAAAGAACGTGAACACGTGATGGCTTTAGAGAAAGAGCTAAAAAAGCACGAAAAAACTTCTTTACAAAACGCACATCCCTTGCCTAATATGCGAAAGTAACTGTTCAATAGGGCTTTACCCGATGAAGATCATAGTGTTACCAGATGTCCAGGCTAAAGATGGTGTAGATTTTTCGTTTCTTACTTCTATCGGCAACTTTATTCTTAAAGAGAAAGCAGATGCCGTGGTGTGCATTGGGGACTGGGCTGATATGGAAAGTTTAAGCTCATATGACGTTGGTAAAAAATCTTTTGAAGGTAGGAGTTATCAAAAAGATATTTGGGCTGCCAGAGAAGCTATGGATGCGTTGCTGACACCTTTGTATGAATTTAATGCAAAGGCCAAGAAAAATAAAGACAAGCAATATAAACCACGTATGGTGCTTACTTTAGGCAACCATGAGCAAAGAATACTGACAGCAATTAACAACGATAGAAAACTAGATGGCCTTATTTCTATTGATGATCTTCCTTATCAAGACTGGGAAGTTTATCCGTTTTTAGATGTTGTCACTATAGAAGGCGTGGCATTTTCTCATTACTTCACATCTGGGCCAATGGGCCGACCAATCGGTACAGCTCAACAAATGCTTAACAAATTACATATGAGTGCTTTTGCGGGTCATCAACAAGGCAGACAAGTGGCCTATGGTAAAACGGCATCAGGAAAGCCGTTATGTGCAATAATTTGTGGCAGTTGTTACGAACACGATGAAGCGTATTTGGGGGCGCAAGGCAATAATCATTTTAGAGGGCTGTATGTATTAAACGATGTTAAAGATGGCTCTTTTAATGAAGTTGCCGTTCCGCTATCTACAATTGTAGCAAACTATTAGTTTGTATGTAATAAATCGTTAATTGTTAGACACAAAAAAATTAGCTTGTAATAAATGCTAATCAATCACGGCATCCCAAAAGTCTATTGCAAAAAGAATCATTAAGGCAATTGGCATCCACAATGGAATAGTAATAAAAATAAGCGCAAGTTTAGTTTTTAGCTTCATTGTTTAATCCTATTTTTAATTCATCAATAGAGTTTACATTGTTTAGCATATTGTTTTGTAGTTCATACAAATTAGCTTTAGTTTGAAACCTAGTTCCATCTGACCTAGTTCTATATCCATCTTTGGGCGTAAATTCTGCCAACTTTAAAAACTCATTTTTAGCAATCCAACCACATATCGTCAGCGTGATGTCTTTGCGATTAATGCTGCAAAATATATAAGCATCTACATCAAAGTGTGATTGAAGGCCAATAAGATTGTTTACATACTCTGGGCGTGGATCACAATTTCTTCCCATCGTTTTGACATCTATAGTCAGGCCATTGTAATTAATGTCAATACCGCCATCATGCTCATGTGTGATTTGTGGTAAATCATATCCTAAAATATCCATCACCATACATTGACCAATCATTCCACGCACTTGTTGTTTCTTATCTCCATCAGCGTCACCACGTTGGCCATAATTAACATGATCTACTAGCCAGACTGCGTGATCTATAATATTTTTATCAATGGATAATTTTAACATTTCCACTTATTTCTGCGTTTCATCCAGTTTTGAATTGCCCTAGTTGACATCCTGCTTGACCTCCGCACCCTTCTCATGCGACCAGTTAAATTCAATCGGCCTGTCGGGAACTTGTATGGCTTCAATGTTATCATCAAAATGCTCCTCAAACTGACCTGCTGCCTTCTTAATAATGTCTAAAAACGCATAGTTAATTAAAAATCGTTTAGACTCCTCATTCATGTGTATTTCCAAATCGGCCGAACCATCTTCATATTCCTCTACCCTAATGACTTCAAAATCAAACTCATTTACTTTAAACACACCCATGTTTTTCTCCTTTAGCATTCTTTTCCTTTATAGTGGACATAATGTTAGCTATAAGCCTCATATCATCCATTATCGTACATAAAAGTGACTGCTAGGTAACAATTACCGTTCGGTAACATATATCACTTTTTTGCGTTTAATTCCTAACAATGTTACTGCTCGGTAACTTTATTCTTTTCCTTTAACTCTTGTTCAATAGCACGAGAAAACATAATATCCCTAACAGCAGATTTAGAATGCTTATTTTCAACAATATCAATTATATTTATAATTTCATCATTACTTAATCCTTGCCATGATGGTGCAATTCCAAATGCTTTTCTTGCTTCATTCATAAATTGTTCATGGTCTGATACAGGTTCTTGTGCTGGTTGTTCTGCTTCCCATCCTTCACACTCACAAACATATCTATCTGCACTATGGCTTGCATTTCTACAAAATCCGTGTGGTGCATCGGGATGATTACTACATTCAGGTTCCTGTGCTGGCTGTTTCAAAGCATCAAAACCTTCTTTTATTTCTGAATATAAATCTCTTTGTTCTAATGCTTCTTTACAAGCTTCAAATGCTTCTTTAAGTTTATTTTCACATCCGTAAAACTTCCATGCGCTTTGTGGTGGGTCGCTTAATAGCATTGTTCCCTGATTACTTAATGCTGATTTCATAGCAACAATCGCCATCAATAATGCTTCGTCTTTATTTGACATAAATAATTTCCCCACAATTTGAACAAAGGTAGATGCGTTTAGTAAAAATCCAAAACTTTACATTTGCATACCAACCATTTTTATGCTGGCATTTCCTATGTGATGTTGATGTGCTTGTAACATATGCTTCGTCTTTAGTCATGATTTTTTTCCTTTGTGTAGAGTGGAATTTCTTTCCATCCCTCCAGCACATCTTTAAATAGGCTGGTATCCCTTTTAGTCCAACAGAGCTGACCAACCCCATCTTCTCTCACATAAGCATAGGCATAAGGTTTTTCTTCATCAATCATTTTCTATTCACAATCGCCCAGATCAATATAAAGAAACCAATAACTGCTAACCAATAGAACAACCAAAACAATTCTAATTTCATTTTAATCTCCTAAAGGGATAAGATTTATATCATCAATTAAATCATTAAACTCACTTTGTGTTGTGCAATAAGCAAGCAAACATAAGCAAGCATTGATGACACCTTGATTCGTATCTTTATCTTCATCAAGAATTGAAGCTGCTAAATCTTCACGACAGTTTTTTAATTGATTCTTTAATTGTGCAACAAATACTGCATCCATAACCTCGTACAATGCATCATTGTCATCTGCACTAAATTCTATTTTCATGCGTAATTCTCCATAAGTAAAAAAGATGATCCAATACCAAATACAGTTTTTTGTTTCTTTGACTGATAAGCAAACTCTGATGCTTTTCTATCTAGCATTTTAATCACACGGCCATTAGGATGGTTAATGATTTCTGATTCTGATGTTTCATCTTTATTTTTTCTTTTAGACCTTTTACTTTTTACTGACAAATAATTAAACACATCATCTACAGACTTTGGTTTAAAAGATAATCCTGTGGCTTTTACAATAAAGTATTTCTTTTTCTTAATTGGACACATACGTTTTTGATGAATCTTAACTAAATGACCAGATCCTATTAAACGATTAAATATCCATGCCATTTTAACTGGATCCCATCCCAAAACATGACACGCACCAGGCACACTCATTTCTTGAGATTTAATTAAGTTAATAACTTGTTCTCGTAATAAATCTGTTCTTACATAAGTTTCGTATAAATCAACCATTAAATTCTCCAATAATGGTGGGGTACTTGTGCGGTTAATATAATAATCACAATATATTGTCTTTTGATTTCTCAAAAATAACAGATGCACTTTCCCCCATAAACCTTAAAATGGAATGTCGTTTTCTACATCGGATAAATCTGTGTCGTTCTCTACCAATCTTAATGTTGGTTTAGGTTCAGTTTTAGCACCCAATAGCGTTACATTGTTTACACGACACTCTAGGCTTGATTTTTCTGTACCATCCTTACCTTTGTATGTATTTAACAATATCTCGCCTGTAATCGCTACTTGTGAGCCTTTGGTGATGTATTGTGCAAGTGCTTCACCACGTTTACCAAACAAACTACAATTTAACCAGGTAGTTCCCTCATTTTTACCATAGCCATGTGTAACAGCTAATGACCAACCAGCAATAGCATCTCCTGCTGGCGTAAACCTTACTTCTGCATCTTTACCTACACGGCCAACTGCGTTAAATACGTTCATTATTTTGCTCCTGCGTAATCTTTAATTGATCTACGAACCTTGCTGTCTAGCAATGTCCACATGAATACTCGTTCTTCATTGTTAAGGCTTGTGTAAATTCTGTGGGCTTCTGCAACATCATTATCTGCGTGAACAGCAATAACTTCTATGGCTAAATCACGAATAAATTGTTTATCATCTTCTGATAATGTTTCACCAGCTCCATCGGTTGCTTTAATAACACATGGTTTTGGGTTTGGGTTTGGTGTTGGTGTGTTTTGTTGATGAATTGCATTTTGAACTTCATTAGCAGATGCAAATTCTGTCCCGCCTAATCCTAAACAAGCAAGCGCACGACCAATAGCTGATGTTTCGCAGTTTTCTACATAGCTAGTCTTATTAATTTGACTAGATGTTTTAAACTCACATCCGTGACCAGTAGCAATCACTTTGTTTTCTGGGCTGATGATAATGGCCTTCATTACGCATTGATCATCATCAATCTTTACTATTTCAGTCATAATTGACCATTCTTTGTAAATGACTGACTCCCTAAACTCTTGCACACGTTTGGCAACTGTTTTGTATTCTTTGCCGTGAATATTTACAAATCCTTCTTTAGCCATCTCACTCTCCTATAAATAAATTAATTCTTGCTCACTTAAACAATCCATCACAAAATCTTCAAAGTTGCTTGAATCTTCCATTTGATGAATCAACATATCTCCATTACCAATTGGATAATTATCATAAATCCAATCTATAAAGCGATTCTCATATTTGTCAAACATTGCATCGTAATCCAATTCTTTTAAATCTTCCATTTTTTGCTGATCCATTACTTGCGCTTGAAACATTGCCTGGGACATTATTCGTTCCTCTTATCAACAATATCACCAGCTGCTTCATACATAGATTGCATTAATGATTTGGTAAATATCATTAAGTCATGGTCAGCTTGATTGCATATATTAGATTTTGTGCCGTGCATCCGTGTGCAATATGATTTAAACATTGCTCGTAATGTTGCTCTAGCTTGAGCTGCATCTACATATTCCATTTCCAATAGATCCCAAACACAATCACCTTCATCGGCCAAATCTTCAATTTGATTTTGGCGAGCCTCGTCTACCATATAAATGTCGTATGTCATGTTATTTCCAATCAAAATATTTAGCTAATAATTCACCAACAATAAAAATAGCACAAACAATAATGCCACCTAAAGTCAAAATAATAAGATTATCAATCATTTAAATATCTCCCATCATTGATTCAAGTTTAATTTGTGCATCGTATTCAGATTTTAATGATTCTTGATTGTAATCACGACTAATTGATACAAATGGTTTAAGGTCTTTTACTTCTTCAACTTCATCCATACGGAGGCAGGAAGCCAACTCATCGTGAGTCATGCCGTTAATTAGATTTAATACTGCGTTTAGGTTGTTGATCATTTTGACTCTCCAATCAAAGTTAATTAGTTACTACAGTTACGACTATACAGAAGCCAAAAACGAAATGCAATACTTTGTGCAAAATATTTTTAATATATTTTTTAATTCTTTTTTGCTTGCACCTTTACATTGTATTCGCTTATACTTCAAACATCAACAAAAGGAGATTTATATGAAAGATAAGATTGATTACATAGTGCAGCAGATAGAAAGCAAAAAATTTAATATTCGTGGGGTATGTCGGCTTACAGGTGTTAGTAATGCAACCATATATAAGATTAACCAGGGGCATGGTATGAATGTACGGCCCTACATTATAGATATTCTTTATAACTTCTTTAAGAATGTTGGTGAATGATATGGAATGGTTCAAACATGATGCAAACGCTAATTTAGATGAGAAGCTGCAAGAAGTATTATTGGACTATGGTTTAGAGGGATATGGCTTGTATTGGTATTGCATAGAGTTGATTGTTGGCAAAGTATCAGCAGAAAACATTACTTTTGAATTGAAACATGATGCTCGTGTCATTGCTCGGAATACTGGATCGTCTGTTCAGAAAGTTGAAGAGATGATGAAGCGTTTTGTGGATGTTGGTTTGTTTGAGAATCAAGATGGAAGAATTACTTGCATGAAAGTGGCCAGAAGATTAATGACTAGCGCAACCAGCAATCCCAAAATGCGTAGTCTTATTCAAGACATAAAGACCAGTCATAAAACACTTCATGAAACATCTATAGACGTTATGATACAAACAGAATCATGTCATCGTCATGACGGCATCATGCAAGAAGAGAATAGAAGAGAAGAGATTAGATTAGATAAGAAAAAACCTTCTGCTGGAGAAGTTTGTTTGGCCATTAAAAAAAATGGGATTATTGATGTCAGTCCATCACATCCTACTTTATTAAAATTAATTGAGGCTGGTGCTACGATAGATAACTTTGTTGATGCAGCTAAAGTTTGTAATGTGAAAAAGTTTGCATACTTGTTAAAAGTTATAGAAACACAATTAAAAAATGCGAGTGAGTTAGATATTAAAAGCGCAACCATTAATAAAGCAAAGTCTTACAAACACGACACAATGGTAGCAGCTCAATCAATATTTAAAAACTCTAGTGGAGTTTCTTATTTTGATAACAAAGAGATAGAGGTGAAAAATGAAAACTAGATTACCTAATGAATGGGTTGATCGTATATTCATGCGATTACATGGCCGTTTTGGTAATAACTTTACAGACAAGTTTAAGCTAGGCCAAATAGTTGATGGTATGGACATTGGAATAGCTAACGCTAAACAGGTTTGGGCTGAAGAACTAGCTGGAATATCTGGGGATAGAATTAAAGTGGCCCTGGAGCATAATTACGATTACGCACCATCATGTGATCAGTTTAAAGCACAATGTAAATCAAACATAGAGGCTCATAAAGACTTTATGGCTATTGGTAAGAAGTTTACGCAAGAACAAAAAGAAGAGAATCATCGCAAATTACAAGAAGTGTTATCTAAACTTAATTTAAAAAGGATCGCATAATGGATGCAATCACAGGCACTAGAAGGCAGATGAAAGAGATGGCAGATGGCACAATTCGTGTAACTGTTGATATAGATATGCAGTTTAAAGATGTGTTTCTCACAAATTTTCCTATAGACACACCAATTGCAATAGTGCGTATGACACAAGAAGCATCTGCACGACAAATGAGAACTAACATTGTTACGCAAGAGAATAGAATGAATGGCCTGGGATTGTTGGCTGTTCGCTGGTGTAAAGAAACAATGTTCTGGGAATGGTTGGAAGATGAGTTTGGTGAAGACATAGATTCTGAAGAGTCAGCATCTGATGCGATTAAAGCAATCTGTAACATTGAAACTCGTAAAGAATTAAACACAAACGCACCAGCAGCAGAGTTTTTTAATAAACATATTCGTATTCCATACATGAACTTTATAGAAGAGCTAAAAGATGCTTAAATTTAAAAAATGGGGTGAATACGCTTTAATTAGTGAGTGTAGACAATATTCAATAGCAAAGTCTGGCCCAGCAGATGATTATCTGTACCAGGTATTTAGATTGACTGGGTATAATAAAAGATCTGACACACACAGATCACATAATTTATTAACGTTTAGATCGTCTGTAGAGGCCAAGATGTATATTATTGAACTGGAAAAAATTAATGCTGAAGCCAATCAAACGTAAAAAATGCAAAATATGCAAAGAATCATTTGAACCAATAAAAACCACGCAGATAGTTTGTGGTTTTGCCTGTGCGGTTGCATTGTCTGTAAAGAACAAAGAAAATAAACAACGTAAAGAATACAAGGCCATTAAAGAAAAACTCAAGACCAAAGGTGACTGGCTGCGAGAAGCTCAAATTATATTTAATCGTTGGATTAGATTAAGAGATGAAGGACTACCATGTATCAGTTGTCAAAAGCCAATGCACAAAAAAATAAATGCTGGCCATTACAGATCAGTAGGTGCTTGTCCAGAGTTACGATTTAATGAATTGAATGTTCACGCACAATGCGAGCATTGCAACTCATTCTTATCTGGAAATATTATTAAATATCGTCAATCATTGATCAATAAAATAGGGTTGCAGCAGGTGTTATGGGTTGAAGGGCCACATCCAGCATTACATTTGACAGTTGATCAAATTATTGAACTAAAGAGAGAATATTCTGCTAAAATAAAATCTCACAAGCTATAGATTGTGATTTATAATTTATATTAATTTGCAAATTAAAAGGAAATATCATGGGTATTAAAGATACACAGCCTGCTAAAGGCATGAGTGGCGAGAAATTGCCAAAGGGCGCAACTGCATCTGACACATCTGGCGAACGTAAAATGAAGCTAACTGGTGGCGTTGCAATGGGTAAAGCAGACAGCATGGGTTTACGCCCAATGAGCCACGCTGGTAAGTTTGATGGTAAGTTAGGTGAACTTAAGGGCGGTTCTAAAGAACACGTTGCTTATGAACACAAACGTGTAGAACACGAACAAAACGATTGTAAATAAAAAACAAACCCTAGACTGGTGGAGAGGCCAGCTAGGGTTCTAATCAAACAATGTGGAGAAACATTGCATGACTGATATGAATACTAAACAAAACTGTGCAAGTTGTAAATTCTTTATTTCTGGAGGCATTTTAGGTGAATGTCACAGATACCCTCAAGCTGTTAACAAGCACGACAATGACTGGTGTGGCGAATACACACTTTTTCCAATTTCAGTTGATGATTTAATTTACGCTAATGACGAAATTAAAAACATCTATGATGCAATTCAAATAGATGAGCCAATTAAACGTAAGCCTGGTAGACCATCAAAAGGTGATAAATGAAACTGAAACCAATTAGAGATAAAATTGTCGTTAGGCCAGATGTCAGACAATTGTCTAGTGTGATTATCTATGACAACAACGAAGCTGAAAACATGGGTACAGTTGTAGCGGTTGGCCCAGGAGTTAAGCTAGTAGATGACAAACGTGAGGAAATGCCAGTTGAAGTAGGCGCAAGAGTTCGTTTTGGCACTATGAACGATAATCCAAAAGATGAATATCTTAAATACTTTCCCTATGTAGAAGATGGCGTTAAATATCTTTGCATGAGCTGGAAAGACGTATGTTTTATAAACGAATAATTATGTATATTACTTTTAGAATATGTAAATTAGAGTTGGCTTATGCTTCTAAAGATGAATATTCATTAGATGTAAAATATCCTGATCCAGCTTATGACGAGTTAAGATGTAAAAAAGGGTTACGAATCAAATGTAAAAACTTATTATTTATATCTGGTCGTGGATTATTTAAATATATA